GAAGATAGTTTAACGACTCTGCAACGAATGCGTGCTGTCATATACAATTCATCTGCTGCTGCTTGTCCATCGATGCCACCTACTAGGTAAAGTGTATCATTTACAACCATAAAAGCCTCGCTTAGTGCAGCAGGACCAAAGTTGTCAGGGAATAAATCCTGATGTGCGCTAGACAAGTTTGCACTGTCATCGATATCAATGCGGTTAGATGCTATTAGAGACTGGTCGTCTGCACGAACGAATGCAGGTCCTGGGTTCAAATCTGTAAGTTGCATACCTAGAGAAGAGTTACCTGCTGCTACTTGAGCAATTGGTCCACCGTAATCTGAGCCAATTTGTAGAATAAAGTCTACTTCTTCTATTGCGATTGCTTGTCCAGTTGCTACATTTACATATGCGCCTAAATCAATGCTGCCTTGTACTCTTCCACCTGATGCTGTTGCAGTCGGTAGAGTAATTGTTTCCGTCAGGTAAAAACTACCTGTTTTTGCTGTTGCCATAAATGGGACTACCCACTACCTACTCTATATACTTCTTCTAACCCTTATCTTGAACATCTAGGCCGTGCTTGGCGGGATTTTTGGGGCGCAGCCACACGAATCTAAGCCTCAAATGGGTCTTCCTGAGATATATTTATTATTAAAAACAAAATCGAGTTTAATATGGAGCCATTCAAGCCCCCATCTGATAGCCTATATCTAACGAAAGACGAATGCAACATGTTAATTGTTGGATTAAACTTCTCATTAGAAAGACATTACGAAAGATTCGATGTCATTCCTGATGACTTGATTTATTTAGTCGCTAGAGTAATGGACTTTGAGAAGAAGTTCGGATATTGTCCTAAGTGTAAAACCCATTATGTCCTTAGATGGAGCGATGACCGCCACGAATGCAAGGAGGAAGAGGAATGAAGACTATCATTACTGCTTCTATTCCTGTGGAACTAGCGAACAAACTCAAAGGAAAAACAAAAGGAACTAGGTCTAGGACAGTGACAAGAGCATTGCAACATTATTTGGCCGATGAAGAAAACTTTTCTATTTCTGACATTGATACTAAAAAGTTAGCAACGGTTTTACTAAATCGATTGCATGAAATAAACAATTACGAATATGTTCCTCTAACTTTACTATTGCGAGATATAGTGATGGAATAATGATTGCGATGAAATTTAAAACTTGCACTATTGGGAAATGCACAAATCCTACAGAATACCAATGGATAAGAAAAGGTAGAAGTTTCTATTTGTGTCATTCTTGTTATGAAATGTTAGGCGGTAAGCGCGAACGATTTGTACCTAAGGCCCGTAATTAAAATCGTGGAATGGATATTCCGGCTCCGGTTCTCGTTCAGGTGAGTTTTGATACCTATCCATCCAATCACTATAATCTCGTTCTTGTTCCGGAAGAGCTCTTTCTAAATAATCACGCTCATCAAGACTATTATTACTTGAATTAGTACCATTGGAGGAAATGATCATTCCTGAATCCGGCATTTTCTTTTTTGGTTTTAGATATTTGATGAACTCTAATCCGCGCCTAATCGATTGTAATTGAATTACAATCAGATTCATTGTGTACTCAACTCGTAAGAGCGTTTTAGTCGCATCATGTAAGACAAATCATCTTCATCAATAATATCTGCACCTAATACGAATCTAGTAGCAGGAAGGGTCATTGTACTACCTTCATCTGCTGCTCGGCATAATACAATTCTATACAACCAAAGTTTCTGCACTGCTGTGGCTTCCGAAGAACCAAAAGAACCTTGAGTAGAAGGTAGCAATAAATCAGCGAATTGAAAATCATTTTGAGGAGTCATAAATCTAGTATTACACATTAGGATTTGCCGCCAATCTTCTTTAGAGCCAGGAGAACCAGGATAATCACCTGAAAGAGTATATTGAATGAAATCATTAGGGTCAAGTCTTTCTTGACTAACTACATCAAAAACTTCTACTGATTGTAGTTGAACACCAAAGTAAGGCATTCCGTCTTGTAATTGTATTAAACTTGGTACTAGCGTTAAATCGTCTAGTTCATACGCGGATAAATCAAAATAAGTTTCAAAGTAAACACCATTAGAACCAGGAGCAAAGGTTCCTACTTGGCCCCATCCATTACTGCCAGGCCATCCATCTGCAGTACGGGTACCACCATAATGAGGAATAGGCTTGTTTAGTATTCTTTTACCAGTTAAAGCCCTAGTTGATTTTTTATCTGCCATTACTTCCTCTCCTTTCTAGTTAAATCGTGTGCTTGACTTTGAGTTCGTTTGAAACCATCCTTTTTCCATGAACCATTCTTCTTCTTGTTAGCAGGTGCTAATTTTTTGAAGTTTCTTCCGTAGTGGGCGGCATAAGAGTTGGCACCGAGGCTTCTTTTACGTCTTCCAGTCTTTCTTGGCTTGATTGGAGTTCCGAGCACGGCAGACTTTCCGATATTAATTCCAGCCTCAATCGTACCTTTGACTGTTTTCTTTCCAGCCTTTTTAGCCTCAGCCTTTGCAGTGGAAGCCACGCCCGCCATAAAGGCAGCAAGAATAACTTCAGCAAGTGTATCATTAGCCACACTATCCACCTCAGTTATCTGAGGCTGTACTCTGAATCGCTATCGCCATCCAGTCTTTTGAAGATAGTTTAACGACTCTGCAACGAATGCGTGCTGTCATATACAATTCATCTGCTGCTGCTTGTCCATCGATGCCACCTACTAGGTAAAGTGTATCATTTACAACCATAAAAGCCTCGCTTAG